AAAATATTTGTATTTAGCTTGGTATTCTGGGAGTTCAGACGGGCGTATCCACCCGTATTTTTTAGCCCATCGTTCTTCTATATTGGTACCAGATGCAGTCCATATATGTTCGTTATTCATTCAGTTCCCTTTCAGGTCAAAACATACTAACGGGCTTTGGGTGACAAGCTACATCAACAATAATGTCGGTGCTTAAGCTAGACGATCCAATACGCCGTTTTGCAAATACTAACACCGCCCGCATATTATTACTCGTACATTCTTGACTAGCTAAAATAACCTCACTTCTAGACATTGCCTGGACGCTTGGATCAATAATCAAGGTTTGTATAGGGGCTGCAGATTGATATTGAACTGGCGGTATTGATGTGCAAGCGCACATAGCAAAAGACACCAAAGGTATCATTTTTTTCATTTTAAACTCCTGTTAAGTTGACGATAAGCTTCAATGGCGTCCTTTAATTCTTTTTTTAGTTCTACTATTTCTGTAAAACTTTGCTGTGCAAAACGCTCTAAATTCTCACGGCTCCAAGTACTAAAGTCGGTTGTGGTCATGGTTGCGTGGCTTCTTTCATCAGTTCAATACGTTCTCTGGCACACCGCAACATGGTGTAACGCTGGTGTAGGCGTTGTAATACGGACGACCTACGGTTATGAGTCTTTTCTTCGTTTAGCATATCCAAGACTTCTTGTTCCGTCAATTGACTCAAAATGTCGTTAAGCTTGCGCCAAGTTACTTTTTGCATACTGTTCAACTTTCTTTTGTAATTCAATAACTTCCTTAGCAGTACGGGCTAACGCTCGTTGTGCCTGGTTGTATTCACGCATCCGAATAATTTCCTCAGCCTGCGCAGCCTTTAGTTTTGCCTTGTAATGCAATAAGCGATCCATCAACATCTCCCATCTAAATCAAAATCTTCTTTGCCGTTTAGCCGGTCAATCTCGGCTACCAAACGGCGAATAATATCAGCGAGGTTAGTGTCTGGCGCATACTCATCAACATCATCAGCTAGTTTTAACGCTTCTTCTCGTAAACTCATTTCAACTCCTCCAATGCAATATCTGAAATAACGCGTTTGTCATGCAACGCTGCCCAAATTCGTTCGTCTACGGACTTATTGGTTAACAAAATGTAACACCATACGTCTTCGGTTTGACCAGAACGATGCAAGCGCCCAACAGTCTGCTCAAAAAGTTCTAGGCTCCACGGCAACGATACAAACACAATTTTGCTACCGCCATGCTGTAGGTTTAGCCCATGCCCAGCGGACTTGGGGTGGATTAGTAATAGCTCAATCTTGCCCTCGTTCCAACGCTCAATGGCCTTGGAATCGTTAATCGTCTGGGCGTATGGGTAACGGCGTTTTAGTTCAGCCAACTCCTCAACAAAGTTATAAACAATAATGGTATTGGCGTGCTGGTTTTCCTCAATCAATTCGTCTAACAAATCAAACTTGTGGCTAGAGAACCACACAGGTATATTGCTGACGTTCATTTTGCCAGGCGTGTCCGACGCCGTTGTTTCAGTCTTGTATATAAAACCTGACGCCATCTGCTGTAACTTACCTGTGACGACTGCAGCGTTCATGGCTGTGATCTGCTCGGTGCCAAACTGAACTGCAAACTCTTTTTTCATCTTTTCGTATGGAACGCGGTCTGCCATGTCGCACCGCATTTCAACCATGTGCAAGTCAGGCAGCTTGTCCTTGTAAGCGCCAGCTTCTAAAACAAAAGTTGCGGGTTTAATCTGTTTCATTACGGCCTCCAAAGAACCTATACGGGGCGTCCATTCGCCAAAATCTTTATTGATGCAAACAAAGTATTGCTGCATAAACGCACCTTTGCTACGACCTAGCAAAGACTGATCCACAATCTTGCACTGCCCAAACACGTCCTCAAGACCATTACTGGTAAAGCTACCAGTCAAGCCCCACCGCACCTTGATCTTGTCAATAATCTTAATCAACGCCTTAAACCGCGCCCCGCTTGGGTTTTTAAGGCGCGTCAGTTCGTCAAACACAATGGCGTCAAAGTCTAATGGCTCTTGGGCTAACCATTGAATATTGTCGTAGTTAGTTACCACTACGGGAAAACCCGAATGAAGTGCTTGGCTGCGCTGGGCAGCCGTGCCGACCGCTACAGCGAGTGGCATATCAGGCGACCACTTAGGCTGCTCAACAGGCCATACGTCCGTACAAACACGTTTAGGGGCTAAAACAAGCCAACGCTTGACGATACCATGCCGTAGCATCTCATCCATGCCTGTGAGCGTAATGGCGGTCTTACCAGCGCCTACAGGGGCTAGCACCATGGCTCGATCGTTGGAATACAAAAAGTCAACGGCGCGTTCTTGGTAAGGGCGCAGTTTCATTGATTTTCTTTCATCCAAGTGTCAATATGGTCGGTTGACCACAGGCAGGTGTAGTTCTGTTGTAAGGTCTTAAGGTTGTGGGCGTGAACCTTTTGCAGCATGGACAACTTGCCACTTTCGGTCTTGAGTTCTACAAACCACACCACTCCGCCTGGCAAACAAACGATGCGGTCGGTCACGCCGCGCTGGTTCGGCGATTTAAATTTGTACGCAATCCCGCCCATCTTTTTGACGGCCCAAACAAAATATTTTTCAATGTCTTTTTCTTTCATGTAAAAAAGTTTAGCACACAAATTATTTTTATGGTACAGTGGAATCTCAATCACTACAGTAAAGGAAAGTAAATGGCCTCACATTCTCAGATCGTCGGCGGGTCAACCGCCAAGCGGGTAATCAACTGCCCAGGCTCCGTAGCGCTATGCGCCAAAATGCCCCCACAGCCGTCTAGCAAGTACGCTAACGAAGGAACTTTTTTACACAACATCATTGCCGAGGTGCTAGAACATGACAAAAAACCAACAGACTTTTTGGGAACTACGTATGAAGAAATTACGTTCACTAAAGCTCTTTTGGAAGATAAGTTATACCCTGCTCTTGATTTACTTAACAAGGTTGATCCTGACTGCCAAATGGATATCGCCGTCGAAACAAGAGTGGGCTTTGGGGATTTTCTTAGCGATGTTTTTGGTTCTACTGATCTGCTTGGTCGGATTGGGAAACGTGCTATCGTTTTGGATTGGAAGTTTGGTGACGGGGTAGCCGTAGAAGCTGAAGAAAACCCGCAGCTAATGTTTTATGCGGCAGCTGCCATGCGTACTCCTGAAGTGCAATGGGTGTTTGAAGGCGCTACCGAGATTGAGTGCATCATTGTGCAACCTCCTGAAATCAAGCGCTGGACAACCACGCCTGAGCGCATTAAGCAGTTTGAACAAGAACTCAAAATGGCCGTTAAGTTAGCCAAAAAAGATGATGCACCTCTTAAAGTAGGCGATCATTGCCGTTGGTGCGCTGCCAAGCCTATTTGCCCGTTAATGACCGGCGCAGTCGATCGTGCCTTGACCATTGCTGTTGGCGACATTGATGTAATGCAGATCAACGACTATTTAAGCAAGGCAGATATGCTCGAGCAATGGATTAATGATCTGCGTGCTTTGACCTTTACCATGTTAGAGTCAGGCGCCGTAGTGCCAGGCTGGAAGCTGGTTGCCAAACGTGCTACACGCCAATGGGTAGACGAAGATCAAGCCCTAGTAACCATGATGAATGAGGGTATTTCTGAAGAAGAATTGATGGTTTCTAAAGTAATATCTCCTGCTCAGGCAGAAAAAGTATTGAAAAAGCATGGCAAGCCATTGCCTGCCGATCAAGTAGTAGCAGTCAGTAGTGGCAGTACGTTGGCGCCTGAGAGCGATCCCAGACCAGCGGTTTTACAACTAGGTAAGCAGTTATCTGCTGCCTTTTCTAAACTTCAATAAAGGAAACAATAATGTCAAATATCGTAACTTTCGCAGGTGCAAACCTACCTTCCGTCAAAGACCTTTCTACCGCTTTGCGTTCTATCGAAGCTGAGATTGGGCCAGCAGGCACAGTCATCATCAAGATGGACAAGACAGGGCATTGGGTCTTTGGTGCAGATCAAACTGAAATTGAGGACGAATCTACTTGGGCAATCAATCCCTTGTCATTTGTGCATGGGTATATTGCTTGGGGTGATGGAGAAGTTCTTGGTGAGAAGATGGTGTCTGTATCTCAGCCATTGCCCGAACTAGAGCCTGCGCCACCAAATGCCAAAAAGGGTTGGGAAACGCAAGTTGGTATGTCAATGAAGTGTCTTTCTGGCGAAGATAAAGGTTTAGAAGCGCGTTACACCACGACCTCGGTTGGTGGCAAGCGTAGCGTACAAGCCTTGGCTGTAGCCATTGCAACGCAAGTCGAGAAGGATCAAAGCAAACCTGTGCCAATCGTTATGCTTGGTAAAGAGCATTACACGCACAAGAGCTATGGCCGTATCTTCACCCCCATCTTTGCAGTTCAAGAATGGGTTGGTATGGACGGTGATGCTGTTGAAGCGCCTAAAGAGATTGAAGCGCCTGAAGCCGTAGAAGCAGCCCCAGCACGTCGGCGTCGTAGCGCGGTATAAAGGATAGGGGTGGTTAGGCAGACCCTCAAGGATGTTGCAAGTGTGCTTTTTTTCTGCCTTCCAGCACACGTGTATTAGCAACCAAATTGACACCCCACTCTTATTATGACAATACTTTGGCTTGATTTTGAAACCCGTAGCCGTTGCGACTTACCTAGTCGTGGCGTCTACAACTATGCACAAGATCCGAGTACGCAAGTGCTGTGCATGAGCTATGCCTTTGACGATGAAGATGTCGTCACGTGGCTTGCGGATCAACCATTTCCTGCCCGTGTTGCAAATCACACGGGTCAAATACGAGCGCACAACGCTGCTTTTGAACGCCTAATTACCTGGTACGTCTTGTGCGCAGACAAAGGTATCCCTGAACCAAAGCTAGAACAGTTCTATTGTACGGCAACGCAAGCCCGTGCCAACTGCGCTCCAGGCTCATTGGAAGATGTTGGTCGCTTTGCCGGTGCCAATATGAAGAAGGATCACCGAGGCAAGCAGTTGATCCGTGCGCTGTCAATCCCACGATCAGATGGCACGTTTAACGACGACCCAACACTCATGGAGGAGATGGTGGCGTATTGCGAACAAGATGTAAAAGCCATGCGCTCAATTAGCAAAGCGATGCGTGACTTGTCAGATGAAGAACTATTGGATTACCATGTCAATGAGCGCATTAACGATCGCGGTGTGTTGCTTGATAAGCCATTAGCCGAGTCTGCAATTCGGTACGCCAGCCATGAGTTAGGTGAAATTGAAGCGATTGTGGAAGAAGTGACTAACGGAGAGATTACGTCGGTGCGCTCCCCTCGCATGAGGGATTGGGTATTAGAACGTGTCGGCTCACAAGCCAAGAAGTTAATGGAGTCGTACAAAGATGGTGATAAGAAGTACAGTATTGATAAGACTGTACGTGCCAATTTATTGATTTTAGCGGAGGAAAACCATGACGAAATTCCACACCACGTCGCAGACGTTATCCAGTGCGCAGATGACCTATGGGCATCCTCTGTCGCTAAGTTTAAACGTGCTGCCGACCTTGCAGATGAAGGCGATGGACGAGTTAGAGGTGCTTTTGTCTTTGCTGGCGGAAGCGCCACTGGGCGAGCTTCAAGCTATGGATTACAAGTACACAACTTCCCACGACGTTGCGCTGTCGATCCTGAAGCCGTTAGACAGGCGATGGTTAGAAGCCACGCAATTGTCCCTGCCTTTGGAAGACGCGTTACAGACGTGCTTAAAGGAATGTTACGGCCAGCTTTGGTACCCGCTTTGGGAAAGACCCTTGTCGTAGCCGATTGGTCTGCAATTGAAGCACGCGTAACACCTTGGGTATCTGCCCACCGCAGTAGCATTGATAAGCTAGACCTATTTCGCACAGGCGAGGATGTCTACAAGGTCAATGCAGCTAAGACCTTTAGTGTGCCATTGCACAAGGTTGATAAGGATCAACGTCAGATTGGCAAGGTGCAAGAGTTGGCTTGCGGATTCGCTGGTGGTGTGGGCGCGTTTGCTGCGATGGGTCGCATTTACGGCGTAATGATGACCGAATCTGAAGCCAAACGCATGGTCAACGGCTGGCGCCTGGCTAACCCGTGGGCGGTGTCGTATTGGAGCGATCTTGAGGACGCTTACACCCGTGCCATGCGCAATCCAAACCATGAATTTACCGCAGGCAAAACGACCTATATGTATGATGGTTTACACCTATGGTACGCACTTCCGAGTGGTCGCGTGTTATGCTATCCGTTCGCCCAAATTGATGTTGACGGAGTGTCCTACGCCAAAGCGTCTTGGAAACCTGCCGCTGACGCTAAAGAGTGGCCAAGGGCGCGTTTATGGAAAGGACTTGCGTGCGAGAACATTACTCAGGCAGTAGCCAACGACCTTTTGCGGTACTCATTACGAAATTTAGACGACGTAGTTCTTCATGTGCATGACGAGATTGTGGTCGAAACGCATGAACCCGAAGCAGTAAAAGCAGAAATGGAGCGCGTGATGTGTACACCACCCGCTTGGGCGACAGGTTTGCCCTTGAGTGTAGAAGTCGGTGTGATGTCACGTTATGGTAAGTAAAAAAATCCCCCCACAAGCACGTGAAACTTGTAGGGGCAAACCCCAGTAAAGGAGTAGTCACTTGAATAACTTTTTAGAATATATCACAGGTTTAGCCCCAGAAGGTGAAACCGCCTTAATTGTCCGCCAAAAACCACAGTTACATGGTGGTGAGTTGCAGTTTCATGCCGATGGCGTGATTAAATGCACTTGGCCGTCTTTCTTGCCTAGTCACAAAATGCGTGATAATGAGGCATGGTACGGCAACACCGGCTCGTTTATCGTCGATCGCTTTACCGAAGGCAAGCCTAGCGCCTCGTCAGCAAATTGCGAGTACGTGCTGGTAATGATGCTTGACGACATTGGCACCAAGTCTAAAGAGCCACCGCTTGCGCCTACTTGGATCATGGAAACCTCTGAAGGTTCATTCCAATGGGGCTATGCTTTTAAAGAACAGCCCAGCAAGGGCGACTTTACGGCAGCAATTAAGGCAATCGCCAAGGCAGGCTTTACCGATCCAGGCGCAACAAACGCCGTTCGCAATTTCCGTTTGCCAGGTTCTGTGAATCTGAAGCCTGGACGCAATAACTTCGCCTCCCGCTTGGTAGAGTTTCACCCTGAGCGTGAGTACAACCTTGAGGACATCTGCGCAGCGCTTGACGTGGTGCCTGAGGCGGCTGATACGGCTACGGCTGAGTCGGTTAAGCTCGTTGACACAGGCAAAGATAAGGTATTGACATGGTTAAACGACCAAGGTTTAGTCCTATCGAATGTAAATCGTGAGGGCTGGGTGGCAGTCGTTTGCCCAAACAATGCCGAGCATACAACGGGTGAGATCGAGGCACGCTACAAGCCCCTTGATCGGTCATTCTGTTGCTATCACGGCCATTGCCAAGAGTTAGGCAGCCGTGAGTTTTTATCGTGGGTATCTGAAAACGGTGGCCCTGATGTCGATCACGGTTTGCGTGATGAACTATTAGCCGAGCGGATGAACATGGTACTTGATAAGATTAAACCCACCGAAGCGTTTCCCGATGAGGCACAGCGCATTATTGCTGAGGTTGAGCGCAAAGAACTGGGTCGCGTTGAGCGTTCCCAATGGTACGAGCGTTTCGCTTACATTCAAGATGATGAGTCCTACTTTGATATGCAAGACCGCCGTGAGATCGGACGCACGACCTTTAATGCGTTGTATCGCCACATTTCATGCAAATCCTTACACACCAACCGGCGCATAGAGGCCTCGGTCTGCTTTGATGAGAACCGACAGTCGATGGGCGCCAAGGCGCTGGTAGGCATTACGTACGCAGCTGGCGAGTCGGTGGTGGTCGAGCGTGATAGCGACCTGTTCGGCAACCGCTGGCGTGATGCGCGCCCTGACGTGTCAGGCGTGGAAGTGGGCGACATCTCCATGTGGCTCAACCATGCCAGGGCTCTAATCCCTGAGCCTGATGAACTGAACCACGTTTTGAATGTAATGGCGTTCAAGGTGCAACACCCTGAAATTAAGGTAAACCACGCAGTCCTACACGCTGGCGATCAAGGCGCTGGTAAGGACACCTTCTGGGCGCCGTTTATTTGGGCGATCTGTGGCCCACATCTGAAAAATCGCGGCATCATGGACAACCAAAGCATGAACAGCCAATGGGGTTATCAATTAGAGTCTGAGATCCTACTGATTAACGAACTCAAAGAGCCTGACGCAGCTGCTCGTAGGCAACTCGCCAATCAGCTAAAGCCTATTATTGCCGCGCCCCCTGAGATGCTGTCGATTAACCGCAAAGGCTTGCACCCTTACTCAATGGCTAATCGCCTCTTTGTGTTGGCGTTCAGTAACGATCCTGTACCGATTTCGCTCGATAGCCAAGACCGCCGTTGGTTCTGCGTGTGGAGTTCTGCGCCACGCATGAACGCGGATAAAGCCAAGGCAATTTGGGATTGGTATCGTGCGGGTGGCTTTGCACAAGTCGGTCGCTTTTTGCGTGATAGAGATGTTTCAAAATTTAATCCCGCAGCCGCCCCTGCCATGACTGAATTCAAGTACAACCTGATTGAGCATGGCATGAGCATGGCTGAGTCGTTCCTGGTTGATATGTTGCGTAATCGTACAGGCGAGTTCGCAAAAGGCGTGATCGGCTCGCCTTTCTTTGCCTTGTGTGACCGCTTGGCAGGCACAGCTCCATCAGGTGTAAAAGTACCCCAAGCCGCTTTACTTCACGCGTTAAAAGAAGCCGAGTGGGTGGATTGTGGTCGCATTAAATCCAGCGAGTATCAGTCTAAAAAGAACGTGTGGTGCGCACCTGACATGGCAGATTTAAGTAAGTCTGAACTGCGACGTATGGTCGAGGAGAACCCCACACCGCATTTGGTTAGGGTCAAATAAAGCGTGCCGGTCGCTTTTTGCGTGCCGGTCGCTTTTTGCGTGACTATTACTTTTTACAACCGAAATCCAAAAATTAATATATGGATATAGGCAAAAAAATTGCTGCAAAAAATTGCAAAAATTGGGCTTATTGCATTGCACAAAAAATTAAATTTTGAGCTGGTCGAGCTGGTCGAGCTGGTCGAGCTGGTCGAGCTGATATAGGGTATTTTTAGAGGGTATATGGCTTGATTTATAAGGGTTTGCGGGTTGGTCTAATTTTGCCCTACCCTACAAACCATATAAAATAAGGGTTTTACTTGTCCTGGTCGCTGCTTAATTGTCCGCAAACCCTTATTCTATATGGCTTGATTTATCTGGCTTATTGTAAGCAGTCCGCAAACCCTTATAAATAGGTCTATAGGGCATAAAAAAACCCCTAGAGGGTTAGTCTAGGGGTCAAGGGTTAAGAGCTGGCTACAGGTCAAATAAGAGAGCTAGTAACCAGATGATTAAAAACACACATATAGCGATCATCATGGCATTAAAAACAAGAGCATGAGGAGAGCTATCGAAAAGATTAAAAAACAGCTTATATCGTCTTTAGTGAGCTTATCGTGATTCATGGCTAGTCCTTTCTTCAAAATTGGTAGCGACATACACATAACGATCCCAATCAGGGTCGCTAGGGTTTTCAAATGATTCATTGGCTAATAGCTCATATCCGATCTGTTCAGCATGATCTGAACTCTCAGCGTCAATAAACTTAAGATGTGCAGTCTTTTTAATTAAATAGACTTCGTACTTAGGCATTTTTATATCCCTTCATAAAAGTAAAATTCCACATTGATAACAACGATTCCAGAACTATTGACCCATTTCATATGGTCGTTAAATGTGCCAATAACAGTTTGGTATCGCTGAGTGAGCTGGTCATATAGGTCGATTAAATAGAGCTGGCTAAGCATATTCATTATTCCTAGATAGGTAAGGGAAACACTCCAGAGCGAGCTTGTGGTCTGTCATTACCTTAATGAACCACTCCTCATTAATGGCTTTATCCATCACCATCTCGCAAATATCCTTAAAGTCCTCTAGCGAAAACTTCTCAATGAAGTCCAGAGCTTTTGAGCTAGATAGTTTTCCAGCATGAGGGAAACCCATATAGATCATGTCATCAAGATATATATCGACTTCATTACAGGCTATGTCATACCACTCGCTATAGTCCAGCTCGGTATTGTCTAATCCTGACCCTGACCCGTAATAGTCCATATACCCATAATTACTTGCGTACTTGCTGGTATAGATTGGCTTGGGGTCTGGCTTCTCTTTTGACTGCTTGACCTGCTTTTTATGACCCTTAATAGGGTTTTTGCTGGCAGATCGAGATGCACTCCAAGCATAGGTATTACTTAGCCACAATCCAGCCCAATACACTCCAGAGCTTTGATTAACTACAGTTTGCCTACCCTCGTTATCCATCAAGATAAATTTATTACTTGACCCAATATGCTCGCCTACAATCTCGGCAAATGCTGGAGTAAAAGCAAAATCAGGATTAGCGGATAGCATTGGTTTTAGATAGTCATTGATGTAATGCCATGTGTCGCTTTTGCTTTCGTCTGCTTTATTACCCGTTGATAAAATGCCATTGTGCATTAGCCATAAATCAATGCCATGGACTGATCGGGTCAATACTTCGTATGGGTGGCAATTATCCAGATCAATATCCCCATGGGTTCTCATACGCAAATGGAAAGCACAATTTCTACCAGCGATCTCGGAGTGATAAAAATCAATGAACTCCTTTGCTGATTGTGGCAATACTTTACGAATGATTAAATCACCATGATTGGCGGCCATTATTCCTACCCCGTCTGAATTGAAAGAGTAAAAGTCCTCTAACCATTCATTACTTAGGATCGGGCTTGTTGCTGATTGTTTTACAAGTAAACACATAATTATTTTGTCCTTATTCAAGTGATTAAAAATTTAAGCTACTGCTAATTGTTTTTCTACTGCTGGTAATACTGCTGGCTTTACGATCTCCAGCTTCATAGGTAAAACAAACCCTTTCTCTCTCAGATAAGAGCGTAAAAACTTACTGTCTTTTCTATTTTCTGGCTGGCAAATAAAGTCTAAAAATCCAGCAGTAGTGAGCTGGCTGGTGCTGGCTTCTTTGCAAAAATGCCATGTTGCAAAGGTGAACTCCAAGCAAGCCATAATCGTTGAGTACTTCAACGTCCCTTTAAATAGCCTAAACTCTACTGTCTTCTCATTCTGAAAATTAAGAGCTTCGTACCGATCAGGGTTAAGAGCTTGTATTTGGTCTTTTCGCTTAGTACGCAAAAGAGCATTTTTTATCCAGCTCTTATCGCTCTTTTTATCGTAAATTTTGCAGTAGCTCGATTTATCTCGTCTGGCTAATGCGAAAACCAAATTATGGTTTGCCGGGTCATTGATAAAAAGCACCATTTTACTTGCATGGAGAGTTGTCATTGAGCTTTTGCAGATGTGTACGTGAAGTCCGCACGTATCTGTATTATGGCTTTTTGCACCTTTAAAACGAGTGTCAAAGAACTCCAACTGCTTGGCATGAACGTCTAGACCCGTATAAGCAGTTACCAATTCAAAGCCACGATCTATTGAACAATCATCTTCACATAGGGCATAAAGGTAATTGTCGCTTGGGGTCTGGCATCTGCCCAATGAACTTAACAACAGTCCAGCTCTATCGTCCAGATCGTATGCTCCATCTATTTCCATCTCTAGCTCAAGTCCAAGCAATACCCTTGGCTTGCGTTGATCATATAGGCTAGGAATGTGGTCTAACTCATGCTTGCTGGAGTGTCTGCCCCCAATGTTTTCATACTCTCGGTCTTCGTCTTCGTCATCATCTGAATGTTCAGAGTAATACTGATGACGATCTGAATAAGTGTAGTTATGAACACAATCGTTGCAAACCCCAAAATCATCTTGGACGTTGTGATATTCATCATCACAGAAATAATCCGAGCAGTCTCCGCATTGAAATATTGACTCCTTAAAAACCGAATCAAACACGCCAATAAAATCATGGCTTATCTCTTTTGACCGATACTCGTTGATCAACTCCAGAGCTTCAACGCTATCCTGATCTCGTACACATTGAGCGAATGATAGAGCGAACTGCTTACGTTCTAATCGTCTTTGTTTGATTTGTGCAAGAGTCTGTCTTCTGTATTGATAGCAATCCCGATCAGGTCTATGGTTGTTGAGCTGACTGCGAATGTGATTTATTACATTCCAGCCCCTTTGTTTTACTTCGATTAAATTCATTTTGATTCCTTTCGTTTGGTTAAATGCTCAAGCAAATGCCTGAACCCCAATAGTGTAAGGGATTATTTTGCATTTGGGTTGGGTTTTTAGTTTGGGGTCATTGTTGGGGTCGTTGGGGTCATTGTTGGGTCATTTAAAAATGGTCTGAATGACCCATAAAATGGGCTGGTAGAGGCTTATAAAATATAGAGTATGGGTCAAATGGGTCATTGAATTTGGCTTATTCTAAAAAGCTCATATATCAGTATGAGAGCATTTATTCCTGTAGCTCGCCAGCGATTATTTTGGCTTGTCCAAATGACCCATTTGACCCATAAAATTCAGCTCTCACACCCCCGTCTTTTTAGCTCGCTGGAAAATGCCAAGAGCTTTATGGGTCAAATGGGTCATTAAAAACTATATGACCCCAATGACCCCAATGCTTGTTTGTTTGTGTCCCGAGCTTGTTTGTTTGTCGCTGGACTTTTAACAAACAGAAAATGACCCCAATGACCCATAACCCGCAAACCCTTATTCTATATGGCTTTCAGGCTTGCATGACCCGCAAACCCTTATGCAGTAAGGCTTTCAGGTAAATGCTTAAAAATTAGGCAGGCACCCCCCTAGGGCCGAGCGCCAAGGCTTTGTGTGACCGGTGGGTTCACGAACAATTTTTTTATTTTTTACTAAAAAGTGATAACATCACGCGTATGTTTAACAGCTACCCATACGAAGTCCGTAAGCTTGAAGCCACCGAAGTACGGCTTGAAGCAATTAAAGAAGCTGCCAAGCTAGGACTTAAAGGCGACGCGTTAGCGATCGCTGCTGGAATGTTGCCTACCGAATACCGGCAGTTGTGTCAGTTAGACCCTGCTGCCGAGTTTGCTGAACTATTAGGGAGAACCGAAGGTGAACGTAAAGCTAGTCAACAACTGCACGCTGCTGCAGCAAGCGGTGATGCGAAAGCCGCCCTCGCCATCCTCCAGCACCAGCACGGATGGGTCGCCAAGCAACAACTTTCAATCGACATTGAGCAACGAATTAGCGTTACGCAGGCTCTTGAAGACGCACAGCGTCGAGTCATCGAAGGCGTGTTTACTGACGTCACCCCGCCCAAAGAATTAAGTAATAACCCTGAGTTCCACGTGAAACCTAACAAGCAGAAACAAAAAGCCGCGTAATGCAAACTACCCGCTATTCTGCGCAAGATGAACAAGAACTCATGGCGCGGTTATGGTCACCCGCGATCAAGGACAACCCGCTAGCGTTTGTGTTGTTTGCGTTCCCGTGGGGACAAGCAGGCACACCGCTTGAAAACTTCACTGGGCCACGCAAGTGGCAACGCCAGGTCTTAACAGATCTAACAGACCACATCAAAAAGAATGATGGGCAGATTGACTTTAGCGTACTGCGCCTAGCGATTGCTTCGGGTCGTGGTATTGGTAAGTCGGCTTTGGTGTCCTGGCTAGTGCTGTGGATGATGACCACCCGCATTGGGTCAACAGTCATTGTGTCGGCTAACAGCGAAAGTCAGCTACGCAGCGTAACTTGGGCTGAGATTACTAAGTGGTCATCTATGTCAATTAACACCCACTGGTGGGAGATCTCAGCCACAAGAGTCATGCCCGCCAAATGGCTGACCGAGTTGGTCGAGCGTGATCTAAAGAAAGGCACGCGCTATTGGAACTTAGAAGGCAGACTGTGGTCGGCTGAGAATCCTGACGCGTTCGCTGGTGTGCATAACTACGATGGGGTAATGGTCGTGTTTGACGAGGCGTCTGGTATTGACGACTCCATCTGGGCGGTGACAAGTGGCTTTTTTACAGAGAATACGCCAAATCGCTTTTGGTGCTGCTTTAGCAACCCACGGCGCAATACGGGTTACTTTTACGAGGCGATTGAGGGTAGCAAACGGGACTTTTGGCAATCTAGGCAGGTGGACGCTCGGGAAGTAGAAGGCACCGACAAAAACGTGTATGACCAAATTATTGAGGAATATGGCGCTGATTCTTACCAGGCGCACGTAGAAGTGTATGGCTCGTTCCCCTCAGAAGGGGATGATCAGTTCATCTCATCTACGCTAGTGGACGACGCTATGAAACGGGACAAATGGCGGGATGACTCCGCGCCCATTGTGATTGGGGTAGACCCCGCCCGCTTTGGTTCTGACTCGACCGTTATTGCAGTACGTCAAGGACGGGATATTGTGGAGATTCGCAAGTTTAAAGGCGACGATACAATGGTGGTGGTCGGTCATGTAATCGAGGCCATTGAGCAGTATGAGCCTGCGGTAGTTGCCATTGATGAAGGTGGGCTTGGCGCAGGGGTGGTTGACCGGCTCAAAGAACAACGCTACAAGATCAGGGGTGTGAACTTTGCGAACAAGTCAAGAAACCCCATGATGTACGGCAACATGAGGGCACAGATCTGGGGGCAGATGAAGGATTGGCTCAAGTCCGCAAGCATCCCCAAGGAAAAAACGCTTAAGACCGACCTCATATCACCCTTGATGAAACCAGACAGTAAGGGTGCCATCTACTTAGAAAGCAAAAAGGACATGAAAGCTAGAGGCTTGGCCTCACCAGACAGTGCAGACGCTATTGCACTTACTTTTGCGTTTTCTGTTGCACACCGCGAATCTAAAGGTATACTTCGCAAACAAACATATCAATCTCAAGGCGCAGCCTTGAACTCATGGATGGGATCGTAATGGCAACAAAAAAACATGACAAACCCATAGCTCGTACAACCACGGGCAAAGGCGCGAACTACAAACCCACCGACAAAGGTGCGGGTATGACTGCCAAAGGAAGGGCTGCGTACAATGCAAAAAATAATGCAAATCTTAAGGCGCCTGCGCCAAATCCTAAGTCTAAAGCGGATGCTGGGCGTAAAGCCAGCTTCTGCGCCAGAATGTCAGGCGTCGTTGCCCACGCCAAAGGCGACGCCCCGCGTGCGAAAGCCGCGCTCAAAAGTTGGAAATGTTAATAAGGA